GAGATAACTTTGTGCGATATTCGATAAAGCAAATCCCTTAGTTTCAATTTCATATTCAATAGCCTTGAACTCTCCCGTATCCACATCAAAATCCTTGTAGACTTCGGGGGTGTATTTTAAAATGTAATTCTTGCTGCCGACAAGCAAAGTACCGTCCGATAACTGCGCTAGGCAATTAGGGGTGATACCGTCCCACACTGACCATGCCTTAGACTTCCATTGATACACGAGCATTTTATTATTTCTTGCGCTCAACGAATCGTCGCCGTAAGCTATAATCAAGCGGTCATTTACCTTGTCGTACACGGTTTGTACAGTTGAGTGATGCAGTATGCCCCGTACTATCTCGGCTACCTTATCCCTGCTAATATCGTTTTGTATCTGCTGCCCTGTGACAGCCACAATGTCGTAATTGGTAGCCCCAAGGTTCATCGCAAGCACACCGCCAATATCAACGTATGATAATGTGTTAGGTGTCATCACGACGGCCCCTTTACTGACCGCACCATTTGAAATAGGTATCTTCTGCCACTTGGCATCGGTTGTCGGGTCAATCCCTGTCCATGACCAAGCGGATGATGAAAAGAAGGCAACCATCGAACTGCCGAAGTTTTCTAGTGCCGTAATAGGTCCGTCACCAGTTGTAGGAACTACAAAATCAGCGGTTGATTTAAAATTTGTTGGGTCGCCAAGTGCTGACCAAAATAAATGATCGGGGTTTGCCGTATCACCACTTGCAAATATCCTCTGACTTGACGGATGCCAGGTGAAATCTCGGCACTTCTTGATATTGCTTAAATCAGCACCACTTGCAGGGGTAACTTCTGAGCAAGTCGTGCCATCATAAACCCAATACTTCTCTGTCCCGCCCTCTTTACCCGTGAAATAGAATTTATCCGCATAAGTAAAACAACCAATGTCAGCGGCACTTAGTGTCTTAACATCGGTTACTGTTCCTGCGGGGTATGCTATTTTTTTAAGTACCGTTCCTACGACAGTCATAATTAAGGTCGTTCCGTCATTCCTTCGCCATTCAAAAAGGCTTTCCACATGATTATCGGTTTCTTCGACTTTAAAAGTCGTAGCGTTGAACTTGTCAAAACCCGACCTGTTAGGGGCAGGGCCTTTATCAATCACCGCATTGTTGGCAATCCTAAGTTCGTTGTCTTTAAGTAAATCGGGGGCAGTATCGACATTAAGGCCACCGCTGAAATCATTATAGGTTACTACCTGTTTAGCCACTACCTCACCCCCTAAATACCAAAAACCATCGGTATGACCGACGGATTAGACTTTCTGCGAATATTAGTAAGTTGAAACGCTTTCTGTTTATCAAACTCGAAGCGTAATCTGTTAGCGTCTTGGTTCTCGTCATCGTCCATCTGTTTAAAACGCATCGCAAGCCATAAAGCCCCTGTCTGCGTTAAAAGCGGATGAACTGCGGGTGTACCCGACATTGCCGTTAATACCGCAGGAATTGCCTTGTAGGTTATTGCAAATACCCCTGCACTGGCAAAGCGAATCTTGCCGTTGAAAATCGTGTAATAACCGCCGTAATCCGCACCGTCTACCGTAATCGCCGCTATATCTGAAAAATCAGAAGGTAAAGCGTAGAATGTAGTAGTGTTTGAAGCGGTCATCGTGGTATCGCTATAAATCTCCGCATCATCGGCAAACTGATAAAGCCACTCATTAAGCCACATAAGGGCTGTCGAGTCCTCAATCTCGTCATCGACGTAACTTTCGGCAAGTAATTTAATCTCACTACCCGTCATTGGTACTTCACCCCATTCATACGGTAAATCTCCACTATCCATGCCTTTGTCATTTCATTTACTATCCGCACATACTTGTTAAACTCGGGGTGATCGTAAAGGCCATCACCCGCGACTTGAATAAGTGTGCGAAGTTCATCGAATTGTAGCGACATCGTAAATAAGTGGTGGTCTACGACAATTCGGTCTTTCACAATCTGCATTTCGGGACTTTCCGAAACTGGCGTATCCATTGCTTAAAGCTGACTGACTTTGATTTTAGCGCGATTCTGCTGTTCCCTTGTCTGTGTGCTTCGGTACATTTCTGCAACGCCCCAGGCAACTTCTACTTCCTCACCGCGTTTAACGTAGTAATCCTGTCCGTTAATCGAGCAAAACCATGTGTTTTCGGGGTTTAACTGGTCAATAGGAATAAAGATTTTAACTCTTGGTTTTTTGTCTTTAGCCTTTTTGATTGGTGCTTTCTCGACTACCGGGGTATCTTCTACTTTAGTTTCCGCTGCCATTGCAGCAGGTGTTTTTGCTTCTGCCATAATTGAACACTCGCTTTCATTAATTAATAAAACAGGGGGCAGGTTTTACCCCACCCCCTAGACTTGGTTTCCTTATGAGTTCAGCGTTTCAAGGCACAGAATACACTTCTGATTCAAAATGAACGAAGTGAACATTGTTTTCCATGCGACTGTGCTATAAAGTGCCATCGGGTTAGAAGTATCGGCTGCTTCACAAACGATAATTTCAGGCTTGGATGAACCCGCAACATCGGCAACGGCAAACGCACCTTCACCGATAATCGGGGTTACGTTTCCTGTGAGGGTCGCAGTACCACCATCTGTAAAGGTAGGGGCAATGTTTACTTCCTTGAAATAGATGCCGTACATCTGACCGACAATACCCTCTTGCTGCAAGGAAACATCAACGTAGCTGTTCATTGTTTTCCACTCGGTAAGTTGCATGATCTGATTGCAAACCGTTGGGTTTGCAAGTGCAAGCCATCCCTTTTTACCGTTAGGCAAGGAAATAGGTTTGACATAGTTAGATGCCATAGTCTTGCGGGCTGCAAGAATCTCTGCGGTTGAAATAGTATTTCCTGCGGACAATGTGGCACGGGCAGTTTTGCTTCCTGCAAACTGACGGTTTGTACCCGCATTAATAACGCCCATGATAATTTCATCCATCGACAAGGCGGCACTTTCACCGAAAATCTTTGCGGTTTCATCGACGATAGGGTCAAGGCCCGTTACTGCCAGTTTATCGGTGATTTTTGTCCATGCACCGTACTGTGTGACTGTTCCATTGACTTTCTCAATCGTCAAATCAATACCTTCAGGGGTTGTTCCCTCGGTAATCGCAGTAGTCACATTAGTAGGCATCGCAAGGCGACGAGCTGAAATAGTCGCGCCACCGTTTCTAGGCAAAGGCATTTTCTTACCAAGAGGCATTAAGACAACATTGTCTTTAAGGGCTTCGAGCATCGTGCGTGAATAAACTTCACCGTTTTCATTAGTGAGTCTGTTGTTTGAAGCATCCGACGGGGTTGTATAAGTCTGTAATTTAGTAGCCATTAGGAATCACACTCTTTTCTGTTATGTTTTATAAAATTGTTCCTGTTTGTACCGTTCAAAATCTTCCTTAGACATGGCATCAATCGAATTACTAAGCGTTGCTGCGGGACTTGATAGACTACCGGGTGATGCATTGTTTCTGATCGCCCCGATTGCCGCCTGTTCACCGTCGCGCTTGGCGTTCTCAAGGCTTGTCTTATGAGTAACCCGTAAATAGGCATCAAGAAGGGTAATTCCTTTATCTGCCTTTAACTGAAATACCTCCGGCGGGACCTGTTCGGGCGTTAAGCCCTCGTTTTCCGCAAATAGTTCCTGCACTTCTGCATCGAAAATTGCCTTTTGCTGTTGCTGTTTCATAATCATTTCAGCCTGTTTCACCACAGGATTGTTGCTGACAACCTGATCAAGATAGTCAGGGTCAATTCCCTGCTCTAAAAGTTGCTCGCGTTCGGCTTCCTGTTTTTGTGTTTCTGCTGCTGATAAGTACTCGTCAACATTTTCAAACCCTAAACTTTGGGCGAATTGTTCTAACTTGCTCATTTTCTGAACAATCGGCTCATACTGCCTTTCAAGTTTTTGCTTTTCATGGCTGAATCGCTGTGCAAAGGCAAAATCCTTGGGGTCTTGCGCCTCGGCTTCCTGCTCTACCCCTGTTTCAACTTCCTGCGTTTCCTCTACTGCGGTTTCCTCGGTCTGCACCCCGGCGACGGGTTCCATTTCAACGCCCGTTTGCATTTC